TCATAATGCGGTATATGGTTGTTATACGACATTTGGTACTAATAACTTTTTATTATACCCATACTCATTCGGGATTGGATGGATTTCTGATATTCTTGATAATTCACTATCACGTATTGTGTCTAATACTGGAAATTCAACAGGGTATGTTATTTCTACTCGTTCAAGCTCGAATTCACATAAAATATTCAGAAATAATACTCAAATAGCGTCAACTAATAATGCGACAAACGGTAATTACCCAACAGTTAATTATTATATAGGTGCTGCTAACCAAAATGGTAGCTCAGGAACATATGATTCTAATGAACATGCATTCGCATCAATCGGAGACGGTTTAACAGACACTGAAGCAGCTAATTTATACACAGCAGTTCAAACATACCAAACTACATTAAGCAGAAACGTATAATAATTAAAATAAAAAAATATAAGTATAATGAAAGTAAGACAATTAACAACAGAACAAAAAGACCAATTAGTAGGGCAAAGCTATGACGGTGTTCAATTTTTTAATCCTACATTAGATGCGGATGGAAATTGGTTTATTTCCAATGAAGAATTTTTCAATTGCACAACGGATATACTATTTGGTTGGACATTACCCGAAATAGACTACAACCCTGTTGTAAATGAATTACCGTAATGAAGCGTAAGTTCTACGAGGGACAAATAATCAACAACAAAGTCGTTCAAACGGTTTGGAGCGACTCAAGTAATTACATGATAAAATATACAGATGGAAGTTTTGAAGTTATTAAAAAATAGATGGAATGCACCAACTCCCTTGTTCTGGAAAAAAGTACAAAGTGTTGGAATAGCAATCGGAGGAATAGGAGCGGTATTAATCGCTCCACCGTTTAGTTTTGCAATTGCGCCTTATATGGTTGCGGTTGGTTCGGTAGCTGGAGTATTATCACAACTTACAGTAGATGAGCAACGTTAGAAATTACACAACAGACCAACTACTCGATAGAGTAGAAGAGTTAAAATCATTCAAAACTATTCCATTAGGATATTGGATCCTTGGTGTTAGATCAAACGAGGATGCCCCAAACAAGTATGACGATAAGTTTTACTTATTCAATAATGAACAATTTGTTAAAGTTGTTACAGGCACAACGAACCCTGGTACACCAATATTGGAAGGAGGATTTCTAAAGTATAACAAAGTAGGTGCTGCGGTTGTTAAATCAAACGAATGGTATTACGATGTTTGGGCTTATGGATTACACCAAGGGAAAATGCCCGCGCTTAGACAAGTTGGAAACTTTATAGTTTACCGTGACGGAGACCGCGATGGTAAAAGTGAGGAAATCGGAGTTCCTATCAAGGGAAGTGGTTACGGGATCAACTTCCATAGCATTTCAAATGATTTATCAGTAAAAAAGATTGGTGAAAACATTGGAGGGTATTCAGCAGGTTGCCAAGTGTGCAATAATGTTGAACAATACAGCATGATTATAAATTTAATTAAAAATCAAAATAGGATAACATACTGTTTATTAGAAGAATTTTAGTATCTTTATACGTGTGTTTTGGAGCGGTTTAGAAATAAATCGCTTTTTTTTTGCTTAAAAGTTTGCGTATTAATTATTAATATATATATTTGCTACATAATTAAAAACATACAACATGAAAACAGCAGATTTAATTGAAAGTCAAATTACCGAAATACGCGCGGCGTTAGGTTATGGTAATAGATTCGACAAAATTCCTTATTCAAAGGAGCTAGTAACAGAAACGCAAAAACTTATTGGAGAAAATTATTTATTCATTTTAAAAATCATGGGTCATGAAGCACGCTAGAACTTTACTTTACATTTTAATATGTATTATTTCAGTAGGATTTGTAAATCAGTATTGGAACACATCCACAGCAATATGGATTGCATTTGGATTATTAGGTTGTTATTTAATAGGTAGAAGTTATGAAGACGTTAATTAAAAAAATATTCAAGGTAGACACGTTAATTATACCCTCAGACGTTGAATTTACAAAGATTGACAGCGATAGTGTATGGGCAACGTTTGAAGAGCTTAGAGAGCGTTTATACATCAATGACGGTTTAGTTTATGATGAACCTGGCAACCGCATCTGTACAACGATGGAATTAGAACAGTTCGACAACTTTAAAGAAATAAACAAATGTATCATATGTGGTGGAAGTGGTGAATACATGGTTACGGATTACGACCAAGACGCACCGTTCCAAAACATTCTAATAAACTGTTATTGTGAAAAGCCCTTCGAGTTATGAATATATTTACGAGCGTGTACGTAACATGCTCGAAGCTGGATGGATTCAGTTGGACATCGCTAAACATTTAAAAGTACCAATTGCAGTTGTTGGTCACGCAATCGCAACATGGGAAGGAAAAAAGTACATAACAAGCCTATATTTTGGGCATAAAAACCAAGCATATGAACAAGAAGATTACATTTATCAAACCCCTACTTATGACGAGCTTTCTGATGATGAGCAGTATATCTATCGGTCAATTGACTTTACAGCAAATCAAGGACAAAGGGATAAAACATCCTGAAATTGTTTACGCACAATATCGCCTTGAAACAGGTAATGGAGTTAGTAGAGCGTTCACCGAGTATAACAACGCGTTTGGATTCATTTATAAGGGTCGTTTAATGCGTTTTAAGAGTGTTAAAGCCTGCGTGGAGTATTACAAGACGTGGCAGGATAAAAGATACGTTAGAGGCGATTATTACGTATTCTTGCAAAAGATAGGATACGCGGAAGAGGAAGGTTATATTGAAATGTTAAAAAAGTTTTAAAATGAAAAAGATAAAATTAGGAGGTTGTGGTTATTTATACCAAAAAACAGAAAGTAAACATACGTTAATAGCAGACCCGAAAGATGAAGGTTGGCATGATGATTTAAAAGGACAAGCAATTTTTAAAATAGAAGACACAGGTAATGGAATAGAATTCACACAACGTAATAAAAACAGATTAGATTACGACGAAGCTCAAGAGTTGTTTTACCTGTTAAAAAAAGTTTTATAACCAACAGAGGGAAATCGATTTCCCTCTGTGAATAATTAACCGACCTAACAAGTCGGTTTTTTTGTTATCTGTAAAAAAGTAAAAATTACATAAATAATTATTTCGGCTTTTATCCTTTCATTATCAGTATTTTGAAATAAAAAATAAAATATCCAAGTTACATCGCCCTTAGTAGTAGTAGTAAAACATTTATTTTTTTTTCTGAAAAAAAGTTGACAAAGTGACTTTTTGATTATAACACTCTAAACAACAATATTTTAACACAGAAAAAAACCGTCACTTTTTACTTTTTAAATATTTCTAATTTTTCTTATTTGGAATGAATATAAATTAACATTATTTTTTATAATAGTGTATTTAATTAAAATAATTGATTATATTTGTAGAGTGTTAAGATGAAGTACAGGCATCGTAAAACAAAAGACATTTGTAAACCCATATTGTGTTAGTAGGCTGTACTCCGAAAGCACAATGTGGGTTTTTTAATTTAACATAAGTACAGTATGAAAAAATTAGTAATTGCTTTAGGCTTGTTAGCTTTAGCAAGTTGTTCGACAAAAGAACAAACAAGATCGTTTAAAAATGTGGTTTACACAATTGAAACGACAGTATTAAAAGACGGCACAACCTTAAGTGTAGTTCACAACCCTTCATTAAACAAGTAATCATGAAAAAAGTAATGTTAGCAGTAGCAACAGTATTAACAATGTTAAGCTGTTCAAAAGAACCATCAACGTGTGGTAGAATAGTAAGTGATAATGTACATGAGTACTCTATTACAATTAGAAATTCAAATACTAATAATTTAAAAACATTTTATCTAACAGAGGGAGATTGGATGAATGCACACCCGGGAGATAATTATTGTATAACTAACACAACAGAATGGTAATTATGGAAGAGTTTAGAGATGTAATTGGATATGAAGGATTGTATCAGGTATCTAATTTAGGTAATGTAAAAAGTTTGAGTTATAACAAAACAAAAAAAGAAAGATTATTAAAGCTAAGATTAAATAAAAACGGATATTATGATGTTTTTTTATCAAAGGTTAATGAACCCTCAAGATTAAACGTTCATCAATTAGTAGCAATGGCTTTTTTAGGTCACGAACCTTGTGGGCATGAATTATTAATTGACCATGTAAATAATAATAAAACAGATAACCGTTTAGAAAATTTACAAATAGTAACCAATAGATTTAATGTTTTTAAAATTAAAGTAAATTGCAGTTCAGAATTTAAAGGTGTATCGTGGCATAAGCGGAGTAATAAATGGGTGTCAAGAATTTTATTAGACAAAAAAAGGATTCATTTAGGGATGTTTGATTGTGAATTAAAAGCAGCATTAGTGTATCAAAACAAATTAAAAGAAATAACATTATGAGTTTAATAGAATCAGCTTATGACCTTCTTAACGAGGGATTGAATCCTTTACCATTGAATAGTAATAAATCTCCAAAACTACCTAAAGGACATAATTATTTATATGAAAAAGTAAAAGAAGATGACGTTGAAAAACTATTTAAACAAGCTGAGAAGATTGGAATTGCTTGCGGTTTAGTTTCTGATGGGTTTTACTGTATTGATTTTGACTGTCATAACGGAGAGGACGTTGGAGCGATATATTCTGATTTTATAGATATACCTTTTGTTTATTCATTACTTGAAGAGGGCAAACTTTCGGTTTATAAAACAATGGGTGGAGGATTTCACGTTTATTTCAGATATACAAAAGACGTTTTAAAAGGTGATGTTTTTTCATATTGGGAAACTAAATCTGTAATGATTGAAATACGTGGAAACGGTCAATATTGTGCTTGCTATCCAAGTGAGGGATATACTCATTTAACAGGAGTTGAATATTTAAAACTAACTGAAATTGAAACTGAAAAAGAATGGTTAGCGATTAAAGATTATGCTCATTCATTTAACAGATATAAAGAGATAGTTAGTAGAACAAAGATTTCATCTAACGATAAGAAATGGGCGGAGTCATGGAAAAATGACACACCTGATGGAAAATACAATTTAGAGTTTGAAGAAGAGTCAAAAGAATTATTATTGAAATCAGGATGGCAATTAAGCACGGTAAAACAAGATAATGTTGAATATTGGACAAGACCAAACAAAGACGCAAAAGATGGTTTTAGTGCAACATTTGGACATTTTAAAAGTATGTTTTATATTTTTTCTGAAGATGCAAGTTGTGAACCATTTAAATCAAGACAAGCATATAGCCCATTCAATATACTTACTGAATTAAAGTACGATGGTGATTGGAAAAGAGCAAAAGACGATTTAAGAAAGCGGTTTAACATGGTCGACAATGAAGAGTTTTGGTCGACAACAGAAAAAGGAAACTACTCACTTAATAACAAGCGATTTAAGGATTTTTTAGAGTCAAACGATTTCTTTAAAAACTCACCTAACGAGGGGAGTACATTTGATTTTATACATAAAGATGGTATATTCTTAAAAATTGTTTACGAAAAAGACATGAAGGATTTTGTTATTGATTGGGTAGAGCGAAATAAATGTGATGAAGGTGTGTTCAATTTGATTACAGGAAACTTAAAGTTTTTTAAACGTGACTATTTATCTTTATTAAAATCTAAACCAATAAAAACTTTAAAAGATACAAAAGATAATTGTTTTCTTTATTATCAAAACTGCATTGTAAACATAACAAAACAAGGTAGGTCAGTTCTGAGTTATTCTGAGATTGACTCAGGAGTATGGAGAGACCAAGTAATTAATAGAGACTACTTCCCTATCGACCACCACCCATCAGAATACAGGCAGTTTATTTGGAAAATATCAGGGCAAAATGAACAAAAATACAAAGCATTTCAAACTGTTATAGGCTACTTATTACATTCTCACAAAACGAATTCTAACAATAAAGCGATAGTATTTAATGACGAGGTGATTTCAGAGAATCCAAACGGAAGGAGTGGAAAAGGTGTATTTTGGAATGCGTTAAAACATTTGCGTAAAGTTCAATCATTGGATGGGAAAACATTTGATTTTAACAAGTCATTTCCTTATCAGAATGTATCAACAGATTGCCAAGTATTAGTATTTGATGACGTTAGAAAAAACTTTAATTTTGAGAATCTATTCAGTGTTATTACAGAGGGAATAACAATTGAGTATAAAGGAAAAGACTCTATAAAATTAGATGTTACAGAATCACCTAAAATTATTATCACAACTAACTATACTATCAACGGAGATTCAGCTTCATTTTTAGCACGTAAATACGAGGTAGAAATGAGCAGCTATTTTAATGATAAGTATACACCTTTACATGAATTTGGTCATCAGTTGTTTAATGACTGGAATCAAGAAGAATGGTCACGTTTTGACAACTACATGATGGAATGTGTGCAAATATATTTAGAGAATGGATTGATTGAAATGCCTTTGTTTAATTTAGCTTATAGAAAATTAGTTAATGAGATTTCAGATGAAATGTTGATTTTCTTTAATTCAATTGACAAAAACGAATGGTTAAAAGTAAAAACTGTTTATGATAATTTACTTGACTCATTCCCTGAATTAAGAAAACGAAATATTTCACAAAACATAATGACAAGGAACCTAAAGAAATTTTGCGAGTTTTACGATTTTAATTTTGAAAGCTCTTACAGTGGGGGAATTGGAAAAATAAAAATAGAAGTCATTGACGAACTAACTAAACCATCAGAAGAATGCCCATTTTAAGAGATTACCAAACTGAGATATCGCAAAAAGCGAATATTATACTTAAAGAAAAGCGAATAGTTTACCTAATGATGGAACCACGCTGCGGAAAAACTTTGACCGCTTTAGAAACCGCTAAACTATACGGAGCTAACAACGTTCTATTCTTAACGAAAAAGAAAGCTATAAGCTCGATTGAAAGTGATTATGCTAACTTTGGGTATACTTTTAATCTAACTGTTACAAACGATGAGCAATTAGCTAATATCGAAGGAAACTATGATTTAATAATCCATGACGAGCATCATCGGTTCGGAGCATTCCCAAAACCATCAAAACGAGTGAAAGAATTTAAACTTAAATATTCACGTGTACCAATGATTTTTTTAAGCGGTACACCAGCGTCCGAATCTTATTCTCAAATGTACCATCAGTTTGGGGTGAGTTCTTATTCACCATTTAAAGATGTTAATTTTTACAAGTGGTCAAAAACATTCGTAAACGTGAAACAAAAGAACATGGGCTATGCAATGATTAACGACTATTCAGATGCAAAAATTGCATTGATTGACGAAGTTATTCAACCGTATATTATTAAGTTTACTCAAGAACAAAGTGGATTTGAAAGCAAAGTAAAAGAACACGTGATCTATTACCCTACATTATGCAGAAACTTAATAGAACGTTTAGAAAAAGACTTAATTATTGAGGGCAAAGAAAACGTAATATTAGCAGATTCGGGATCAAAATTAATGCAGAAAGTTCACCAATTAGAGAACGGTACGATTAAATTTGAGTCGGGAAAATCAATGATTCTTAACTCTCGCAAAGCTGAATTTATTAGAGATTATTTTGAAGGCAAAAAGTTGGCTATATTTTACTATTACGTTGAAGAGTTAGAATTATTAAAGTTAGTTTTCCCTAACTCCACAAGCGATTTAAATGAGTTTAACACAACAGGTAAACATTACATTGGACAACAATATTCGAGTGCATTAGGTGTGAATTTAAGTAATGCTCATTGCTTAGTATTTTACAACTTCGGTTTCTCAGGAACAATGTTTATTCAAGCAATTGACAGGCTAACGACTAAAGAGCGAAAAGAAAACGATGTGTTTTTTATATTTGGAAAAGATTCGTTAACCGAAAAGATTTATAAAACAGTTTCACAAAAGAAAAACTTCACACTTAAACAATATGAGCGAACAAGAACTACAAAGTAAATGTATTAAGTATGCTAAAGCTCAGGGTTGGTTTGTTTTAAAAGTTATACGTTGTAACGTTAGTGGATACCCTGATTGCACTCTATTCAAAGACGGTCAAACAATATTTGTTGAGTTTAAAAGTGAAAAAGGCATCCAATCTGAATTGCAGAAATACGTTGAAAAACAATTGATTGACCAAGGCTTCAAATATTATTTAATAAAAAGTTTAGAAAAATTTAAAGAAGTAGTTTCAGATTAATTATTAATGATTATATTTGTAACATAACTAAACAAAACACACAATGAAAACAAACCTCAGAAAATTAGCGTTGATCCTTCGGAAGGTAGACGCTTCAAAGTTCTTTTCAATTAGCATTTACAACGGGTCGATAGTACTCGGAGCTTTTGAACAAGACGTATTAATTGATCATTTAAACATTAATTGGGATTCGGTTGAATACGATTTAGAAATGACAATCTTTAAGAAAAACAACGTTAAACTAATTGTATCATGAAAAATTTAATTAAAATACAGGAAGAGTTGAAATGTCCAAAAGGTTCATTCAACGCATTTGGAAAGTACAAGTATAGAAGTGCGGAACAAATATTAGAGGCTTTAAAACCTTTGCTTAACAAGTACGACTCATTATTATTGATGTCAGATTCAATAGTTGAAATAGGTAATAAGCTTTTTTTAAAAGCAACAGCAACCTTTAAACATGAAGGAGAATCTATTGAAGTATTTGGATTTGCTGAAATGGGAGAACACAAAGGAATGAGTTCAGAACAGACAACAGGGACAGCATCAAGTTACGCACGAAAGTATGCGCTTAACGGTTTATTCTTAATTGATGAAACAGAAAGCGACCCTGACTCTAAAGCACCAACACCAAAACGTAAAGAAACAATTACAGATGAGCGTTTGGCTGCTGCACTTGCTAAAATCAAAGATGGGTCTTACACAATGGAAAAGCTAAAAGAGAAGTTTGAATTAACACCTAAACAATTAGAGCTATGTTAATACGTTGCAGTTCACTACCAAAAATCATGACAGCCTCACGAAGTAAAAGTGAGGCACTGTCCGAAACAGCAAAGTCATACATCAAGTCAATTGCTAAGCAAGATTACTTCGGTTATACTACTGAGTTAAACAACAAGTATGTAACTAAGGGTATACAATGCGAGGAGCAATCTATTGAGCTACTTAATGATGTTTTATTTACTAACTATGAAAAGAACACGGAACGTAAAACAACCGAGTTACTAACAGGGGAAGCGGACATAGTTACACCTGATTTAATAATCGACATTAAAACTTCATGGAGCTTTGACACGTTCCCTGCAACGCCAAGTGATATTAACATCAAAGATTACGAATGCCAATTACGTGGATATATGTATCTTTACAATGTAGAACGTGCTACACTTGCATACTGTATGGTCAACACACCAAGCGACTTAATCGGGTACGAAAGCGAAGAGTTACACCGTGTGCGAGATACACCAATTCAAAGCCTTGTAACGATGTTAACCATTGAACGTGACTTAGAACTTGAACAGAAAATGTTAGAGCGTTCAGCGGTAGCAATTGAATATTATAAACAATACATAAATCAAATCAATGAAAAGAAGTATAGTTGACTTTAGTGACATACCTATCGATGAGATAAGGATGCGGTTAAAGTACCAAAAGAAAAAGTACAGCGTAACAGAATGTGTAAAGGAAGCATTTAAAATAGCAAATAATAAAATAAAAGAAGATGAAAAACGAAATGAAATTTAACGGAAAAATCACCAACATTTTAGAAGTGATTGAAGTAGGAGCAAACAAAAAAGTAGAGTTTGTAGTGACAGAAACGGAAGTGCAATATCCTCAAGCAGTGAAGTTTGGAATTTTTGGCACGGACAAAGTAGATAAGTTTATCCAATACAACAAGGTAGACCAAGAAGTTGAAGTACTGTTTAACTTTAAGACCAACGAATGGCAAGGTAAATACTTCACGTCAATAGATGCGTGGAGAGTTAATAAAGTTGAATCAACAGAACCATTTTAATATGAAAAAAGACGTTAAGAGCCTTGCTGATTTAAGTGAGGCTAAACGCCTAAGGGCGATAGAATATTACCAACACATAGCACGAGCAATGATGCTTTGCCAATCAGCACTACATTCCCTTGATGATGTGTCAGATAATATGTTTCACAAGCACGAAATTAAACGTACAATTAACCAATTCATCAATGGAGTTGAAAGATTTGCGACTACATTTGTAGAGAATAACAACGAGACAATGGCTCAGACTTATTCAAACATAATCAAACAGATTGACGAATTCAAAGAAAACATTAAAGTACAGATACAATGACAGAATTAGAAGGAACTAAAGAACAAGCGCAAGAATTATTAGAAAAATTTTTATGTGTAGATGACAATGAAGATTTATTTTGCGATGAATGTGGAATGAGTGAGAAGGCTGCTAAATTGTGCGCCTTAATTGCAGTTGATGAAATCATAAAAAGTTGGGATAAAGATTTATATGAGAATTGCGGCGCGTCTGAATATTGGCAAGAAGTTAAAGAAGAACTAAAAAAATTATGACAGAATTAGAAGAATCAGCTCACGACGCATGGATGGATTTTACTTATCAATCAACAACACAATGTTTATACTCACAGGCTTTTAAAGCAGGATTTAAAAAAGGATATGAAAAAGGACAACAAGAACAGGAATCGTTGGATGATAGCAATAGAGTTTGACATCTGCAGATGGAAGTTTAGAGAGAACCGAAAAGGAGTAATTAACGTAGGCAGAATGATTAGAAAAGCCTTTTATAACAAATACGATGACAACAATTAAAGAAAAAATAGAAGAACTAAAATCATTCTTAACAGGTGATTTGTTTGCCGATGGAGATATACTTCAAAAGATTTATGAGCTAAAAAAAGAGCTAAATCCCGAAATAGTGGAAAATCCTGAGTTGGATGATGACGAAGACGGCTGTATTTTTTGTGGATCGTAAATGAAAAAGTGTTTTAGCTGCAAGCGAAATCTACCCTTGTTTTTGTTTTTAAAAGACAATTCCAAATACCAAGTCAAAGCCGAAAAAGGCAAAACAAAAGTATGTAGATTGTGTAATATTAAGCGAAGTTTAAAAACAAATAGTATCTTTGCAAGGGTAGATGGGAAGTTTATAACAATAGAAATGAGTAAATTTGAAATAATAAAATATTTTTTAAAATGAAATTAAGATGTATAGAAAAATACTTTGCTAATTTTACTTATGGTAAAGTCTACGAAGTTGTAGGGCAAACAAAGAGCTATATTTGGGTGATTAACGACAAAGGTCAAGATCATCAGTTTGATACTTTCGAGAACTACTTTGAAGTGGTTACCGATAACGCGCCAAGCTATTACAATAATGAGAAAGGTAGTTTATACAAGTTTGCAGAAGACCATGATTTAAACACATACGAATTTGACCAAATAAAAAGGATTGTAAGATGCAGAAAAAAAGGTAACTTTGTACAGGATTTAGAAAAGACAAAATTTTTAATTGATTTATACTTAAAAGAATGGAAAGAGAAATAATCAACTGGGCTAAAGCAAGGAAGTTAGATAACCCAGATAATAAATTTCAACAATTAGCAAAGGTGTTTGAGGAAACTGGAGAGTTATCCTCTGCAATACTAAAGAAAGACATCACCGAGACAATAGATGCTCTTGGAGACACTTACATTACACTTGTTATATTAGCTAATCAAATGGGTTACTCACTTGAAGATTGTGCAAAGAGAGCCTTTAAAGTTATTGAATACCGAAAAGGCAAAACCGAAGGAGGAACGTTCATAAAAGAGTAGCATGAATTTAAAAGAGATCGCGCAGTATCATGATGAATGGGTACGAATAGTAAAAAGATTCGGAGCCAAGACCGATGCTGAAGACATTGTACAAGATATGTATCTTCGTTTTCACAAATACGGTAAAGGTCAAGTAGTAACCAAATCATTCATCTGGATAATGCTGCGTAACTCTTTTTATGACTCTTGCAAGCGTAATGTTTCAACAGTCGACATTGACCTTCTTGTTGACCTATCAGAGGACGAAAACAACAAAACGTATGAAATAGAGTTATACTATCAGAGCGTTGAAGAACAAATAAAAACATGGGAATGGTTCGACCAACAACTATTTTTATTATATTTACGAAGCGGAAAAAGTATGCGTGAACTTGAAAAGGATACCAAGATTAGTCTTACTTCTATTTTTCACACTATTAAAAAATGTAAACGAAAATTAAAAATATGGCAAAAAGAGTATCAAAAGGATTTGGAGATACAGTAGCAAAATTTACTGAAGTAACAGGAATTGACAAAGTAGTTAATTTTATCGCTGGAGAGGATTGTGGATGCAATAAACGTAAAGAAGTATTAAACAAGTTGTTTCCTTACAAGACACCAGAATGCTTAACAGAACCTGAGTATAAATTGTTGGAAGAGCTGTTACCTCAAATATCTGTTAAGATTAAACCATCACAACAAATTGAATTTTTAAAGGTTTACAATAGAGTCTTTAAAACAAACGAACGACCAACTTCATGTGCTTCATGTCTTAACGATATGTTACGTAAAACAAGAATAGTTTTTAATGAATATAACAAAGAGTCTTTTCCCGAAGGGCAAGGCGGATTTTTAGGATGATTACAATAGCTAAATTTGTTGGACTTATAACATTAGGTAGTTTGATTTTTTGGACTGCCTATTTTTATTTAATAGATAATGGGGAAAAATAAATACATAGAAACACCTGAGAAATTATTAGATCTTTGGGATGAATACAAAGCACACGTAAAAGGGAATCCAAGATTAATTTATCAATTAGACCGAAACGGTAGCTTAGTTCCTGTGCCTCACGAAACACCTCTAACACAACAAAGATTTGAGGTATACGTTAAGCAAAAGTATGGGTGGACAATAGGGCAGTATTTTGATAATCAAGATAAATTATATAATGATTATATTGCCATCTGTTCGCATATAAGAATGGAAAGACAAGCAGACCAAATCGAGGGGGGAATGGTAGGACAGTACAATGCATCTATTACTCAAAGACTTAACGGACTTACGGAGAAACAAGAAACAACAATAATATCTGAACAACCTTTATTTCCTGATTAATGTTTGTAAGAACAACAGTTATAAATAAAATTAAGGGCTTAACTAAATTTGTTAAAGGGATTCAAGGTGGGACATCAGCGGGTAAAACGTTTGGTGTTCTTCCTGTTTTGATTGATATAGCTGCTAAGAATCCATTGACTGAGATTTCAATTGTTGCTGAAAGTATACCACATTTGAAACGTGGAGCAATGAAAGACTTTAAAAAGATAATGATTGAAACAGGACGTTTTGTGGATGCTCGATGGAATGCAACAGATTTCAAATATAACTTTGCGAATGGTTCACAAATAGAGTTTTTTAGTGCTGATAACGATGCTAAGTTAAGAGGTGCAAGACGTGACTATCTGTACATGAACGAAGCTAACAACATGACATTTCATGCTTACACTGAGCTAGCATCAAGAACAAAGAAAGGTGTGTATTTAGATTGGAATCCTGTTAATGAGTTTTGGTTTCATTCAGAATTACAAAACGATAGTGACGTTGATTTTATTACGGTAACCTATCAAGATAATGAGGCATGTCCAGAAAGTGCTTTAAATTTCATCTTAAAGGCAAAAGAGAAAGCTAAGACATCAAGCTATTGGCAGAATTGGTATGATGTTTATGGGTTAGGTCAAATAGGAAATTTAGAAGGTGTTATATTCAATAATTGGAAAACTATTGATACAATACCCGATGAAGCTCGGTTGATAGGTTACGGGCTTGATTTTGGGTATACCAATGACCCGACCGCAATAGTAGAAGTATACAAGTACAACGACAATAGGATATTAAATGAAATATGCTATAACAAAGGGTTAAGTAACTCTCAAATTGCAAAGTATATTACAACTAAGCTGCCTTGCTATTGTGATTCAGCAGAGCCAAAATCAATTGCAGAATTAAGAATGTACGGAGTAAATGCTTACGGTGTTACCAAGGGGGCTGACAGTATTAATTTTGGTATACAAATAATGCAAGAAGAAAGTTATTTGGTAACAAGTAAATCACTAAATTTGGTAAATGAATTACGTAAATATGCGTGGGATAAAGATAAAAAAACAGGGGCTAAATTAAATAAGCCAATAGACTCTTTCAATCACATAATTGATAGTGCGAGATATCACGAAATGGAAACAATAGGTTTAAAACGAAATAAAGGTAAATATGGAATCAGGTAAAAGTTTAAGACAAATGATTAATGAAAGTAGCGCAAAGGTTGTAGATGCTTACAAAGATGAGTATGGGGATAATTGGAAATTTCAATGTGTTGAGTCAATCGACAATGAAGTAGCGAAAGCTGAAGCGTCATTGAAATATTGGAAAGGTGTAAGAGCTAAAGTAATGATAGCAAAATGAAGATTGAAATAGATATTCCTTCCAACCTATCCGAAATAAGTTTAGATAGGTACCAAAAGTATATGGTTACTTTAAACAACTCAGATGATAAGGAGTTTGTTTTTCAAAAAATGATTGAAATATTTTGTGGTCTTGAATTGAAGGAAGTTGTTAAAATGAAAGCATCGACCGTTATCGAGTTGGTGCAACACTTTGATAAATTGTTTAACGAGAAAACAAAGTTCAAGAATAGGTTTAAATTGAACGGTGTGGAGTTTGGTTTTATTCCAGACTTAGAGGAAATATCATGGGGTGAGTACATCGACATTGAATCTAACATTGGAGATTTTCAAAACATACATAAAGCACTTGCTGTAATGTACAGACCGATTGTAAAAGAAGTTAAAGGCAAATATGAAATAGAGCCTTACAAGGGTGATTTAAGCTACTCAGAGGTTCTTAAATACGCACCGTTGGATGTTGTACTTCCTGCATCTGTTTTTTTTTGGACTTTAGGAATAGAATTAATAAGCAGTACGCTATCCTCTTTGGAGAAAATGAAGAGCAAAACCCGTATAGCGAAAATGTTCAATTCTCAAAACAATGGGGATGGTATAGCTCAATCTATCACGTCGCTCAGGGAGATATTAGAAGATTTGACGAAGTTACAGGGCTCGGGCTTCATCAGTGCTTAACATTTTTAACGTTCGAACAACAAAAAAGTAGAATCGAGGTTAAACAATTAAAGCGATCACATGAAAAACTATTATAACTTATCTACATTATTGCATGACTCTATACTTGCAGACCCTTTAGTTAATCGAGTAACGAAGGGCAGCCTTGATAAAATCACAAATGCAAAGCAAGACATGTACCCATTGTGTCATATTATATTCAATGATGTAGCATTTAGAGGTAATACAACGGTGTACAATGTGTCATTAGTTATGATGAGCATAGTTGACATTAGTAAAGATGATGTAACGGATATTTATAAGGGCAATGACAATGAGGATGATGTGTTAAACACTACATTAAGCATACTTAATAGAATATTTGAGAGGGTAAGAAGAGGAGATATTTATGATTTAGGCTATGAAGTGTTAGACGATACTGCAAGTTGTGAACCGTTTGTTGATAGGTTTACGGATGCGGTTGCTGGGTGGACTATGACCTTTGACATATTAGCACCTAATGAAATGACTATATGTTAGCAGATTTAAGGGAGTCAGGCTTACAAGCCGCATTGGATAAGTTCAAAGCATCAGTAATCAAACAGGCTCGTACTAACTTAACAAAGGGACGCGCACCTTTTGGCAGCCACAACAACACACGAAAGCTATACAACTCATTGAAAGGTGAAGCTAAAGTTTACGCTAAGGGTTACTTCTTGAATTTCCAGATGGAGGAATACGGTAGCTATCAAGACAAAGGAGTAAAGGGTAAACGTTCAAGTTCTAAAGCTCCTGACTCACCTTATAAGTTTGGGAGCGGAACGGGAGCAAAAGGAGGATTAACGGAGGGAATGCAAAGATGGGTTAAAGCTCGCAAATTTCAGTTTAGACAACGTGACCCCGAAACAAAGAAGTCAACGGGTAAATTCTTATCGTACGATGCAACAGCGTGGATAATAACACGGTCAATCTATGCTAAAGGTATAAGACCAACTTTGTTTTTTACTAAGCCATTTGAAGCGGCTTACAAGCGTTTACCGCAAGAATTAGTAAATGATTTAAAAATAGATTTAGAAAAGATTTTTAACTATTCAATTAAACAACCGAAATGATTAGAGCAAGGTCACCTTATATTATTAGTATCAATGAAGCAAGCCAAGTAAGTACAAAGATTGAATTGTTTATTAGCTTCGGTGCTTTAGGTTCAACTCCTACTTTAAGCTATACACTTAGCAAAGCAATTCCTGCATCGAATGCACCAACAACTTATTATGACATTGCACCTTACATTCGTGAATACTTTGACCACACGGCATATAGTAACGTTACAAGTTTGACCGCAGCAGTTAGTTATACGTGTGTTGACAAACTTAATGTTAGAGTAAAGAGATACAAGACTGTAGGAGTAACAGAAACATTAGTAGACACAACTGATTATATTGCTACGGATGGATATTCAGATTTTGCCGATAGTGTTAATTATAACGGTGGCAATTACTTGTTAGACCAAAAGACTTACTACTACCATAGTGGTTCAAACGCTGGTTTTATTATGCTTTACGCAGCAGCAAATGATAAAATAAGATGGATTGATTCAGAGGGTTTAACTTACCTTAGTTCATCGTTGGGTAACTCATGGTATTACGTGCCACGTTGCTATAATAGTAGATTTACAGAACCGTGGATAGTTGAGGTTATAAATAGTTCAAACGTAATTCAAGCGACATGGACGTTCAAGCCTGTTGAGGAATGTTTGCATACACCTGTAAAGGTTGATTTCATAAACAAACACGGAGCATTCCAACGTGAGTTCTTTTTCAAAGCGTCAAACGATAATATCGAAGTCACTAATAAAGATTACAATTTAATGCAACCGTATGATTATAGCTTAACAGGTGGTCAAAGAACAACGTATAACCAAAACGGAAAACAAAGTATAAAGGTCAATTCAGGATGGGTAGAGGAAGATTTTAAGGATAACTTAAAACAATTGATGCTTAGTGAAAAGGTGTTAGTAGATGAAAAGCCTGCTATCCTTAAAACTAAATCAATTGAACTAAACAAGTCGCTAAACACAAAACAAATAAATTATAGTTTGGAGTTTGAATTTGCGTATGATTTAATTAATAGCGTTGTATAATGAGAAAGGTAGACGTATATATAGAAGTTATTACGGATTCAAATAACTATGAAAAGTTAGAGTTATTTAACGATGAAGAAATTCATATTAATAGTTCGATTCAAAACGTTCAGGACTTAGCAAAGGTGTACACTGACTTTACGCAGTCGTTTACTATTCCTGCATCACCACGTAATAATAGGCTATTCGAACATTTTTATCAATCGGATGTTGACGCAAACGACAACCCTAACATTAAGCGCAACGGATTTATAGAAATAGGTACAATACCATTTAGGAGTGGGAAAATATCAATCGAAAGTTCAAACGTTGTTAAAGGACGTGTTGAGAGCTATTCAATAACTTTTTACGGTGATTTAACGAGCCTTAAAGATAAGTTTGGAGATAAGACCTTAAAGGATTTAGATTTACGTTCATACGGTATGAATTACAGCGGTTCAAATGTTAGAGGTCGAATCATAAATACGGTATCAAACGATTTAGAATTTCCATTAATTACCTCTAAAAGACATTGGACCTATGGGTTAGGTACGAGTACTTGCATCGATACAACTGCTGGAGCTATTGTTTACAATGAGTTATTTCCTGCTTTGAAGGTTAAACGTATTTTTGAAGCAATACAAACAGATTTCGGTGTGTCGTTTAACTCTAATTTCTTTAATCAAAAGTTATTTACTGAGTTGTTTTTATGGTTAAAGAACGCAAAAGACTTTTTGGCTTATAGTGAGTCGGAAGACGTAACGTTTTCAAGTATTACAGGTACTAATAACATACTACAAGACCCTACAAAAGTAAATATAAATCTAACTCAAAACCTAACAATTACAGCATCTTTTACAAGTGCAACTGCTGGGATAAGGTTATTTGTAGATGCAATTCAAGACGGTAAACTTGTAAAGACAACAGAAATAAAAACAGGAAGTTCAGAAAATGTTTTTAGTAATACTTCTGCATTTACAGCTTATGATGTAAAGTTTAGATTAAGAGCTTCAACAGCAGGTACAGCAACGGTATCGTTTGGCTTTAAATATCAGTATTACCAAAACACATATAGCGGTGTAATACTTTCGGGATATGTAACAAACACCGCGAGCAGTGGAGCCGTTACTTTTTCAAGCCCTTATGTTGACCCATCGGTGTACGCTCCTAACATGAAGATTAGCGACTTTGTTAGTGGTGTGTTTAAAATGTTTAATCTTACTTGTTATGCTACATCTGTAGACAACTTTCAAGTAGAGCCTTTAGATGATTGGTATTCAAAGGGTGCAGTTGTTGATATTACAGAATATGTTGACACGGATGAATTTACAATTGAACGCCACAAACTTTACAAAGAAATATCTTTTGATTACGAAAAGTCAGAAAGTTATTTGAACGAAAAGTATTTTAACGAAACAACAAACGCAACAAGAGAGTTTGGAAATGTTAAGGAGTCGTTCGCTAATTACGATGGAGGAGATTATAAAATAGATGTTCCGTTTGAAAATATTTACTTCGCAAAAGAAGACATAACAGATGCAGACGAGCCACCAAAAGCATATTTATTAAATGAAGATACAGCAACTGAAAGCTATGACAATAAACCAATATTGCTATATTTAGATTCATATCAAAGCACTTCATTTTATTTTGACGATGGAAGCTCGGAAGTTTTAATTACAGCATATAGACCTCTATGCAATCAGATAACATATAACAATGTTATTTATTCAAATCATTTTTCAGTAGAAGGTAGTGCATTTAATGGTGTGACAATAACAAATACTTTGTACTCTCAGTATTACGCTGAATACTTACAAAACTTATTCAATAAAAAAAACAGACTTACAAACGTTAAAGCGTTATTTCCAATTTCACTACTTACAAGTTTAAAGCTAAACGACCGTTTGATAATTAGAGACAAACGTTATGTAATTAATGAGATGAAAGTAAACCTTACAAGTGGTGAAGTTGATTTGTCTTTAATCAATGATTTTAGAGCAGTTGCAAATGTTAATTTACCTATTCAAACAGCAGCAACAACAACGGTTGAAGTGCCTGTATTCATCGAGAATGGTCAAACATCAACAGAGATATGCGTGGGTGCTACTTGCACAACTTACACATCGGAGCAATTAATATCAGTTACATTACCAACTAACACGTCTGGTGTACCTGTTACAACATCGTTAACACGTGACGGAATACCATACACAACAATTTACCAAGATGCTTAACACAATTATACAACTATTGAAGTCTAATGATTTTTACGGTCAAAGCGAAATAATAGACATCGCTAAAGGGAAATATAAACTTACTAATTCTATTCGCGAAAGCTACAAACAGGCTAAAAGGGAGTTATACTTAAAACAAGCTACAAATGGGCGAAAAGAAAATAATTGAATTAGAGGTAAAAACCAACATCAAAGGTGTAAACCTTGACATGAAGGATGTTGTTAAGCAAACAAAAGAAGCGACCGTAGCAACACAAAACTTAAATCAAGCAACCGCAGAAACAGGGGCTAAAAGCAGCGGTTTAAAAGCTATAAAAGACACGGTTATTAACTTAGTGCCGGGGTTAAAATCTGCTGAGGGTGGTGTAAATGCGTTAGGTAACTCATTTAAAATGTTACTCGCAAATCCTATTATATTAATTATTACGGCGATTGTAGGAGCTTTAAAATTTGTTTATGAAGCATTTCAATCAAATGTAAAGATAGGCAAGGAAATAGCAGCGGTTTGGGAAGGATTGAACGCCGTGGGGACACAGGTTAAGGATGCAATTTTTGGGCTTACAAGGTCATTAGCTTATGCAGTTGAAGCAGCGTATAAGTTTATAACACTAGACTTTAAAGGAGCAGGAGAAGCAATGAAGAACGCAAACAAAGAAGCTACAACTTCATATAATCAATTATCAAAAGCGATTGACGGCACAACCTTTGCTACTATTAGAAAGTTAGAAAAAGAACAACAAGCAAACAATAAAGCTAAAAAAGAGCAAGCGGTTAGACAGTCAGAAATTAATAAATTATTAGTTCAATCTCGTGAGGTTTTAACAGATGAAAACGAAACTATAAAAGCTAAAAAGAAAGCATTAGAAGAAGTTACAAAAGCTGAAAAAGAATCATCAAAGGAAAAAGTAAGAACAGCCGCTACAGATTTAAGGATATTAGAAGAAAAAGCAAAAGCATTAGGGGGTCAAGCTGAAAAGAAAATGAAGCAAGAAATTAGGGATGCGACGGTTGCCCTAAATGAAGCGGAAACAGAAAACGCAATGACAGGAATAAAACTTAACAAACAGAGAAAAATGTTGTTAAGGCAGGAAAATGAAGAAGGGAAGGCAGCAGTTGAAGAAGCAAAAGCAAGAGCAAAAGAAAGAGCAGACGCAGAAAAAGCAGCACTTGAAAAAAGAACTCAAGCGGAAAAAGACTTCTACAAAGCACAATCTGAAATGCTTGAGGAGGCGGAGAAAAACACATTAAAGAAAAAAGGATTTAGAGACCCTGTTAAAAAAGCAATCTCAGACGCTGAGAAAATGATGGCAGCTCAAAATGTTATTAATGATGCAAAAGTAAAACAGATTGAAGCGCACAACGAAGCTGAGTTAAAATTAGAAGAGGATAAAAATAGAAAGAAACAAGAATTAACATCAATGTCTTTTGATGTAATTAGAAGTGTTGCAGATTTATTCGCACAAGGAAACGAAGCAGACCAACGTAAAGCATTTCAAATAAACAAAGCGGCAAGTTTAGGTCAAGCTATTGTCAACACTGCTCAAGGTGTTACAGCCGCATTAACTCAAGTGCCTTTATTCCCCGGGGCGCAAATCATACAAGCTGGTTTGGTGGGTACGTTAGGAGCTTTGAACATCGCAAAGATAGCTAACACACAATTTCAAGGTGGAGGAGGTGGTGGAGATACAGCAACAAGTACACCAAGCGCACCACGTACTCCATCCTTTGACATTATACAAGCACAACCACAAATGCAGTTAGGAGCGTTACAACAGCAGCCTATTAAAGCCTATGTAGTAAGCGGTGAAGTGTCGACAGCGCAAGCATTAGACCGTAATAGAGTAAGAAATGCAACATTTTAATATAAATTAAGTTATAAAAGTATGCAGAATATAGAGCTAACAATTAAAGACGATGACCAAGGGGTATTTGCGATTTCACTTGTAGACCGTCCTGCCATAGAAGAGACGTTTATTTTCTTAAGTGAGATTAGTGTTGAACTAAAGGTAACCAACGATGAAAAACGCGAAGTTGTGGGGCTTGCATTGGTGCCTAACAAACAGATATTAAGACGTATTAAGGATAAAGAGTTTACTATTTCATTTAGTGAGGAAACAATCGCAAAGGTTCAAGAACTTTACTTAAAAAAGAATTACAATAACAACGTAACAGTTGACCACGACCATAATGTTGAGGGTGTTAGCTTAATCGAAAGTTGGATAGTTGAAGACGAAAAACACGATAAATCCAACATTTATAAATTAGATGCTGTTAAAGGCTCATGGGTAGTTAAAATGAAAGTTTACAACGAGGAGGTTTGGCAACAAATCAAAGACGGTAAATTCAAGGGGTTTAGTATCGAGGGAAAATTTGACGGGTTAGACCAACTTGAAGCAGAAAGCCATGAAGATACAATAAACGAAATTAAGGAACTTTTAAAATCAATATAAAATGGGAGTAACAATAATTGACAACACGCAAACGATTAACAACGCTACTTGGAAGGTGCAACCTGACGTTTTAACTTCAGAAAGTGGTATAGTAAAGGAAGATGCAACAATCCACTACATTGATGGGCGTTTAAAGTACCATGCAAATGGAGTGATTAAAGAAGTTGGAATAGGGCAAGATTATACTATCGCTGTTTTAGACTTGATTTCAGCGTTACCAAGTTCTCCAACTATTGGAGATAGATACTTGTATCCAAGTGGAACATATGCAGGTGTAATTGAATGGGATGGTACATTTTGGAATTACATATTTCAAAACACAACCGCAACAGTTGGAACATTAGTAAATAACACTAAAACGGACACTGTTTATCGTTGGAATGGAACAAATTGGGCTACTTATAGCCGCCAATCTGTTATCGATTTAACATTAGCACGTAAAACAGATAGTTACACGCTTGTAGCTGCTGATAACGGGCAAGTAGTTGAAATGAACAAGGCAACTGCCAACACTTTGACGGTGCCTTCAGGAGTTTTTACAGCAGGTCAACAAGTATTAATTACACAATATGGAGCAGGTCAAACAACAATTGCTGGATCAGGCGTAACGTTACGTTCAGACGGTGGCGAACTTAAGATTAATACTCAGTATTCAAGTGCTACAATTCTGTTTATATCAGCTACTGAAGCGTATGTGTTTGGTAATTTAGCACTATAAAATGACTGAGTTTAACGGAAATTTAACACCTTCATTTATAAGATTTAAAGAAGTCACTACCGCTTTGGATAGTGACTATTTATTTATACAACCTTACAATAGTGGCGTGCCTAAAAAAATACTGATTACAAATTTAAGTGATGAGGATAACGGTATTTTATTTGGTGGAGTTGGTGCAGATGAAGATGTTTACAGCTTAATAGGTGGCGTTGGTGCGAGTATTAATTCAGATATATATAATTTATGAGTGATATAACAAAGAGGATTGTAATTAAAAAGGGAGCAGGCATTGCAACTATTCCTGCAACATCAGACCATAGGGATGGAACATGGTTGTACACTGACTTGTATATTGGTGAGTTCTACATGAACACTGCTAACGGTAAGATATACACACGTACATTAAGTGGGATTTCAGAAATAATTTATGATGTTGCGGCTTTCGAAGTGTTAGCAAATAAAGCGACAAATTTCACAACCTTAAATAACACTAAATACCCCACGACTCAAGCGGTCGAAAATCAAATTGACGCTAAACTTATTTCGACTGGCTATTGGAATGTTGCAAGTTCAGAAATTGCACGTGGCTACAGGGCACAACACAACTCAACAACGGTCTTTTCTGAAAACATTGCGGTTGGTACTTTACAAGGAACGGCAACAGCGGTGGCGGTGTCAACAACTTCCATGCAAACGAAAAAAACACGTTTAAAAATTGGTGTTTCGACTCCTGCAGCTAACGGTGTTTGCGGTTACAGGTCAACAAGTGCGTTTAATATTATAGACATGGGTTGGAGGTTTTGCGTTGGATTTGGTGTATCAGATACTGCCTTAAATACAGGCGCGCGCCAATTCTATGGGATGACATCGGCAACTACTTTATTAGGAATTTCGTCTACTGTTTTCGTTGATAGTTTGACAAATATAATTGGTATTGGTTCAGATGCCTTGGACACAAATTTACAGATATTCCATAACGATGCAACGGGAACGGCTACAAAAATAGATTTAGGTTCTAATTTTCTTGCAAATAGAACAGGAAGTGCCGCTACTGATTTCTTTGTGTTTGAGCTTTACAACCCGTTTAATTCAATGACCGTATTTTATAAAGTCACTTCGTTGGAAAACAACGTAACGGTTGAGGGGTCAATAACAACTAACCTGCCAAACGATACCACACCGATAACGATTCAAGCGGTTAGAACTTCGGGCGCGACATCAAACGCTTGTAGTTTTGATATTAGTCAATTAACTTTAAATTGTGGGGCATGATAGAGGTATATCAAGAAGTAAGGGGAGCATATACTTATGTAGAAAGCACCTACTTAAATATAATCAGAGTAGGAAATGAGGTTTTAAATGCTGATGTAACAACCGAAATAACGGCACAGGAAACTATCATAAATGACTACATCTAATTTACAACAACACTCCTAAATCAAGGTTATATAATTATGAATGAAATCAAGTACATTTTAGAGCAAATCAGGAAGACGAAAACAATAGTGCTAATTATAATTCTGCTTGCTTTCATTCTTTTTTATTATAAGTCATTGGTTACTGAAGTAGTGACAAAGAAAATTGAAAATGTTGACGAAGTGAAAAGAGACATTAACAACAATGTTTTGATTCAACAGATGTTAAATGAATTGATGATAAAATATAATGCTGATAGGGCTTATATATTTCAATTTCATAACTCGATTAAGTACTACGATGGGACGCATAGAAATAAACAATCTATGACTTTTGAAGTATGTGAGAAGGGTATTAGTTCGGAGGCTCAAAATTTACAAAACATTCCTGTTAGCTTATACCCATTATTCTTACAACAAATAATGTTAGAGAAAATGAACTACTGCGATGTTAACGACATTAAAGAACAAACAACACGGTTTGAATTAATAAGACAAGGGGTTGAATCTATTTGTATTGCACCATATTTCAAGAGCGGTAATTTTGTGGCTTACATTGGTGTAGATTATGTTAAGGGTCAAAAATGTAATGAAGTGGATTTTAAAGAGTTTAAAAGTTTCACAAATGAAATCGGTAATTTATTAATGTTATGAGAAAAGGAGGAAAAAAAGGTTGCCAGTGTAAAGACGGCACGTATTCAAAAGAGTGTTGCGATGGTAACTCTCAAGGAGTTGGAAATACTAATCAACAGTCAATTGCGATAGTAAACCACACCATAGAGGTAAGGCAAATTACAACAGAAAGAGGTTGATAAAGTTATTAAAGAAAAAAGCTATGACTAAAGAAATAAAAGACGCGTTAAAAACTATCAAGACTTTCCTAGGAATGGAAGTGAAGTTAGAGCAAATGAAGCTAGTAGATGGTAACACGGTAATCGAAGCCGATTCATTCGAGCCGGGTGCAAGTGTTATGATTATAGTTCCTGATGGAACTCCTGTACCATTAGAAGTTGGTGAGTACGAACTTGAAAACGGTATGGTATTAACTGTTGAAGAAGTTGGAATTATAGCAGCAATTGGTGAGCCTGTAATGGAAGAAAACCCATCAGAAGCTCAAACAGAAGTACCTGTTGAAGCTGATGCAACTCCAGAGGTTAAACAACCTAAAAAAGTTGTATCAATTACTGAACAACATTTTGCTGAAATGGAATCAAAGATTGCTGAACTTGAAACTAAGTTAGCTGCAATGACTCCCGAAGTAATCGAGTTGACTGAAGAGCCGAAACCAATTCAGTACAACCCTGAAAACGCAAAACCAATTGAACACATGGATTTAGCTACTAATACAGGGAAATCAACAAGGGATAAGATTTTAGAACAAGTATACAACAACAAATAAAACAAATAAAAAATGGCTACAACTGCAACAATCACTACATCATATGCTGGGCAAGATTCCAAATTATGGGTAAAAGCTGCTTTATTAAGCGGTAACACTTTGGCAAATGGAGGGATGACTATCATTCCGAATATTGCTTACAAAACAACAATGTTTAAAATCGGAACGGACGAACTTTTAAAGAACGCAACGTGTGATTTTGATGCGACTTCTACTGTAACACTTTCTGAAAGAAGTTTGACTTTAGAGCAGTTTCAAGTAAATTTACAATTGTGTAAAAAAGACTTTTTGCCAACATATCAAGCTGAAGAGATGGGATTCAGTGCAAACAAAGTTTTGGCAAAATCATTTGTTGACTACTTGTTAGCTTACATCACTGATAAGGTTGCTGCTTCTGTTGAAGTGTCTATTTGGAGAGGTGTTAACGCGACAGCAGGTCAAATTGATGGTATCGCTACATTATTGGCTGCTGATGCTTCTTTACCAACTGCTAACGAGGTTGCTGGTACTACTGTAACATCTTCTAACGTTATTGCTGAATTAGGTAAAATTGTAGATGCTATTCCTGCTGCATTGTACGGTTCACCAGACTTGAAAATCTATGTTGCTCAAAACATTTTTAAAGCTTATGTAAGAGCATTAGGTGGTTTCTCAGTTGCTGCTACATCTAACAATGGTACTGATGCTAAAGGAACACAATGGTACAATGGTGGTGATGTTACTTTCGATGGTATCCCATTATTTGTTGCTAACGGATTATCTTCAAACGTTGCTATTGCTGCTGAAACTTCGAACTTGTTCTTCGGTTGCGGTTTATTAAACGATACAAATGAAATCGCGCTTTTGGACATGAGTCCATTGGACGGGTCACAAAATGTACGTTTTGTATTACGTGCAGGAATGGCTGTAAATTACCATTCAGTATCTGACATCGTTACTTACGGAATCACAAATTCAGCTAACTAATTAACTAATCAATTAACCAATTAAGGGGAGGGTATATTCCCTCCTTTTTTTTTAAACTTTATTTTTATGGCTTGTAATTTAAGTATAGGACGCGCTGAGGCGTGCAAAGAAGCAATCGGAGGACTCAAAGCGGTGTACTTCATTAATTATCAGATACTACCTTCTGACGTAACATTTTCAAATGACTTAATAACAGCGGTTATAAACGTTGATAACTTGTATAAGTATGAGTTAAAATCTAATGAGAATGTATTTGACCAAGAAATCGTATCGAGCCGTGAAGCTGGCACGACATTTTTTCGTCAAACGTTAACAATTAAGTTAAAAAAACAAGATGCTACAACTCACAAAGAAGTCAAATTATTGGCTTACTCAAGACCTCACGTCCTTATAGAAAATAACAACGGTCAATTCTTTGTTATGGGATTGTTTAGAGGTGCTGATTTAACGGCAGGAAGTATAAATAATGGTGGTGCTTTGGGTGATTTTAATGGATACAGTTTGACTTTCGTTGCGGAAGAGGCTTTACCTGCACCATTCACAGACATAACAAGTTCAACAACAATTGTTTCTGACTGTTTCACAGGTGCAACAGTAACAACTGCCTAAACATGCCTTGTTTAATAACAGCAGGACGTATTGAGCCTTGTAAGGATTCACTTGCAGGGCTTAAAAACGTTTACTTTATCAATCAAGATTTACAATTAGGAAGTGTTATATTTTACGACCCTTCAAGTACACCGCCCTTTGTAAATACTGATAATGTTTGGTATGTAAATTTTGTCAATTCTATTTACAAATATGAACTAAAATCTAACGAAAATGTTTACGACCAAGAGATTGTTACTTCACGTGAAAACGGTACAACGTTCTTTAGGCAAACATTGACTATCAAACTAAAAAAACAAGACATTGCAACACACAACGCTGTTAAGACTTTAGCGTATGCAAAACCAAGAATTTTAGTTGAAAACAACGAAGGACAATTTTTCTTAGTTGGTATGTACAGAGGTTGTGATGTAACAGCTGGAAGCATTAATAATGGTGGTGCTTTGGGTGATTTTAATGGATATTCCTTAACCTTCCAAAGTGAAGAGTTATTACCATCGCCTTTTGTAATAAATGGCACTAATTCATTTAGAGTTGGACAGGCTTCTACCCTACCTTTATCAGCAGCATCGACAATTGTAACAAGTTAATACACGGAGGGGCTTAAAACACCCCTCTTTTTTTTGCAACAAAAACACTCTTTTTTAGTTATACTATTAATGATAGTATTAACGACATCCACAAGCCCTCAAATAGTTTACTTCGTGCCACGTGAAGGCTCGGGAAACTCCGATAAGATATTCTTAACAGACGAACAGACAAACGTTACTACAACGATTAATATTAGTTCATACGCAACGGGTGACTATTACCATACTGCGACCGCTACCTTTGGATTAATAGAAGGACATACTTATGTTTGTAAAATTGGCAAAACAAACGACATCCGATTTTACGGTCGTATATTTTGCACGAATAATCCAAGCTCAAACTTCACTCAAACGGTAACAACCAACGAATTTATTATATATGAATAATAACATTATACAACTATCATCCTATACAGCCCCCGTAATTGTTGAAAATAACAAAAACGAATGGGTAGAATATGGAGCAGATAATAACTACTATCAGTTTTTAATTGACCGTTACAGCAATTCAGCAACGAATAACGCTGTAATAAATAATATTTGTCGACTAATATACGGTCAAGGCTTAACAGCTACGGATAGCGCGATGAAGCCAAACGAATGGGCGCAACTATTATCTATTCTTAAAGAAGACGATTTAAGACGTATAATCTTTGATTTGTACGCACTTGGGCAGTGTGCATTACAGATTCATTACGACAAAGGACATAAAGCGATTACAAGGGTTTTTCATACACCTATTCAATTATTAAGACCTGAGAAATGCAATAAGGATGGTGATATTGTAGGATATTTCTATTCAGACAATTGGACTGATCCAAAGAAGTATGTGCCTAAAAGATTTGATTCTTTTGGAACATCTAAAAAAGAAGTAGAGATTTTATATCTAGCTCCTTACACAGCTGGGATGAAATACTTTTCAAATGTAGATTATCAAGGCGGTATTGATTACGCGTTACTTGAAGAAAAAATTGCTGAATACCTTATAAATGAGGTTAGTAACTCTTTTGCTCCCACGACTATCGTAAATTTTAACAATGGTTCACCAACGGACGAACAAAAGGATGAAATTTCAGCTCAAGTAATTGGTAAGTTAACAGGCTCAAAAGGTAAGAAAGTTGTAATATCATTTAATGATAACGAAAATACAAAAACAACGGTTGACACTATCCCATTGCAAGACGCTGCTGACCATTATTCTTATTTATCAGATGAGTCAACTGCTAAGATATTACGTAGTCACAATGTAACTACACCTTTGTTGTTTGGGGTTACTTCAGCAAGTGGGTTCAGTTCAAATGCAGATGAGATGAAAACTGGGGCGTTGTTGTTTGAAAACATGGTGATAAAGCCAAAGCAACAAATGATTGTTGAAATGCTTAAAAAAGTATTGTCATTTAACGGTGTATCTTTAAATCTTAAATTTAAAACGTTGAATCCTTTACAAGGGGATGAGCCACAGCCCGTACAAGATGTTAAAATGAGTGCACAAGACGAATTAGACGTTGCGAAATATGGTGAGGATATTGATTTAGATGAATGGGTGTTAGTTGATAGCCGTGAGGTTGATTATGATTTAGAGGATGAGTTGGATGCAGAGCTTGAAAAACTAAACGAACCTACAACACTTTCTAAGGTTTTTAATTTTGTCAAAACGGGTACGGCAAGACCAAACGCAACATCAATACAAGACGGTAAACTTTTTAAGCATCGTTACAGATATACAGGTGACACTTCGGATGACTCAAGATTATTCTGTAAAAAGATGACTCAAGCGAATAAAGTTTATCGTAAGGAAGATATTATTAGAATGGAATCTGAAGCGGTCAATAAAGGATGGGGACCAAAAGGATCTGATAATTATTCTATTTGGTTATACAAAGGCGGAGGAGCTTGCCACCATAAATGGGTGCGTGAAACTTATTTGAGAAAGTCAGATGTTAACAACCCATTAGCTAAAAAGTTTACACCGTCGCAAACTCGTAAACAAGGAGAAATTGCGCCGACAAACGACAAAAAAGTTTATACAAGACCGATTGATATGCCTAACAAGGGGTTTTTACCTAAATAATTTTAAGACATGGCAGAAGCATTATTAATATCAAAAAAAGACTTACAAGAATATACTTCTTTAAACGCAAATACTGACGTTGACAAAGTGATTCAATTTGTGTTGGTTGCTCAAAACATTTGGATTCAACAATACACAGGTAGTAAGCTATTGGATAAGATTAAAACGGATATTACCAACAATACGCTTGCAGGTAACTATATAACGCTTGTAAGGTCGTATTTAAAGCCTATGCTCATACATTTTACTATGGTGGAATATTTGCCTTTTTGCGCTTACACAATTAGTAACAAAGGGATTTATAAGCACCAATCAGAGAATAGCGAAATAGTATCGAAAGAAGAAGTTGACTACTTAATTGAAAAAGAAAAACGCATAGCCGAATCGTATTCTCAAAGGTTTTTAGACTACATTTGTAAAAATAATAGTTTGTTTCCTGAGTATACAACTAATGAGAACGGTGATGTATACCCTCAACATAATAACTATTTAACTAATTGGTATTTATGAAAAAGAAAAAAGAGTATAAACCAAAAGAAGAAAATATAATTAAACTTAAAATATACTTAAATGATATTAGCAAATTACGGAATAGTAAGTAGTAGTGGTGGTGTTTCGTTTGACGCGGATGCACTTTCATTCATAACAGCGGCAAGCATTACAGATAACACACAAAAAACAGCGATTAACACGCTTGTAACTGATTTAAAAACTTACAACATTTGGACTAAAATGAAAGCACTTTATCCATTTGTAGGTGGCACTGCATCAAGTCACAAATGGAATTTGAAAGACCCTAGAGATTTGGATGCAGCCTATAGATTAGTTTTTAGTGGTGGGTGGACACATTCAAGTACAGGAGCTTTGCCAAATGGGACAACCGCTTTTGCTGACACAAAACTTATTCCATCATCATCTTTAACAGCAAATAGTGCACATCAATCATTTTATTTAAGGGCTAATATTTCTATATTTCATAATGCGGTATATGGTTGTTATACGACATTTGGTACTAATAACTTTTTATTATACCCATACTCATTCGGGATTGGATGGATTTCTGATATTCTTGATAATTCACTATCACGTATTGTGTCTAAT